AGCAGTGACATTTCCCCCAATAAACGTGATATAACGTTTACTATTAACTAATTTGCCTCCAATGCTGCGTTTGCTATATTGTTCTTCAAATTCAAAATTAATTTTTAGTGATGAAACATCGCCGATCCAACGCCATTGCCCATTATCACTATTTAGTTGAGATAGAAATACTTTACCTTGACCGTAATAGTATTCATTTTGATTAGACATATTCACCTCCAACCAAATGGCCTTCCGGTAATTCAGCTGTAAATTTGTATAACGATTCGTAACCGTCCCGCATGCTATACAATGTGAGTATGTGGCGATCATCATAGATATGATCTTGATTTGAGACATATGGCAATGCAATTAACGTGTCAGTTGCATTAAAACTCCATAATATTTCTTTTGTATAATAATCAGCAATTTCAACTATATATTCAGTACCGGGCTCTGGACCTATATTATCTGATAAACAATCAATCAAACGGTCAGCTTGTAATAAACGGTCACGATAAGTAAAACTCACAATATATGAGTCCGCTGGCTCAATTATATCTGGATATAGTGAGTTATTAACTTTAATGTTGCACGGTAAATAAGGGCGGATTTGACGATTAGATATAACAATTTTTTCGACGGGAGCAATATCTTCATCTAGTCTGCCAGCATTAGTTTGCGTAAGTAGTTTAACTCCGACTGTTTCACCACTAATATATTCAATATGATCTGTTTCCAGAACACTCATATAGAAACGTATTGTCGAGCCAGCATGATGAAATGTTGGTAGCGTATCAATGCAACCGCGACCAACAGTTAACGTATTTGTTTCAACGTCAAATTCATCAATACGCATGAATTCGTCATCAATTATAATGCCGTCACCAATTGACAGTTGATAATCAGAATCAATGCTAATTTCGAATTTTGTTTCTAACTTTTCAATATCATTAATTAATGTTGCACTAGCAGTCCAATCACATTGACTTTCATTGATTGATTCAGCACCCGCTGCTTGCGATTGTAATACATAATTAATGGACATTGAGGTTGGAGCTTTTGCCATTACACCCAAATAACTCGATGATGTTTTTAAATAAGCTAAATCAGCAGCGCTTAATCTTGATACAAGGAGCGCATACGGCAGTTCAATTAATTTGACATTATTTACAGCGTGAATAGTATTATCTTGAACAATGCTTTCATTTGCCTGTTGATTACTACTGTATGCAGTTTCAGACAAATTGAAAACGTCTTGAACTCCTGTAATTAGCAATGAACCATCATTTTGTTCTTCTATTTTTCCAACACGCAAAATCATATTTTCGATATCACGGTCGGGCAATGATACTCTAAAACATGATGCTGGTTCTAATATACCTCCACGGCGATCAAATTTAATTATCAATCGTGTAATTCCGGCGGCATTCATTTCAAGATCACGTTCCGCAAGGCGCGCCGCCAACTCCTGTGTCGGTATGGCTTTGTATTCAACAGAATTACTAATTAAACCAACTTGTTGAATAGATGCCAGATTTTGTGCACGAACAGTTGCATCCTCATTAGTTACTGGATTATGATATGTAACGACTATTTCATTATATGATGCATCACTACTTGCACTATCGTCGTCTTGCACTGATAAAATACCATTATCATATGTAAACAGTGGTAACATATCTGGATTATAATCATTGCGAATCAACTTTAATTTTAGCTTTCCGGATGACATATCTGCATATTGCGCAGCCCCGATATGATCCAAAATTTGTTGTATGAACGTTTGTAGCTGATCCTGTCTATTGTATCGAAAACAAAGACCAAATTTTTCAGTAAATAGTGTATCTGCCGCTTTTTTAAAGCTATCAATATCAATATCGTTCCATTCTAAACCCCGTCCCCAATCGCGATTTGTTGCACATTCAAACAGAATATGGGCGGGATTCATTGCATGTATATTACGAATGTTATAATTCAGATCGTTACGTAATGCTGCGATTTTTCGTTGCCGCTCTTCTTCTCTTCGTTTTGCTTCTTCGCGTTCTCTCTCTATTTCCTCTTTATTTTTACTAGGCTGACCGTTAATAATATCTATAATAGAACCAGTACCTGAAATCAGCTGGTTAATAGGGCCAAATCTACCTTCAATTTCACCATCAATACCGACTATTTCAGATATATCATCACGCATTACAATCAAACATTTCCCTGGATACCATGTATTATTTTTATCCCATCCTTTTGTTGTTCGTCGAACGCGGTAACTCCATGGTTTAGGGGATGTACTATAACAACTGATAAACCCTGAATAAAATGTGGTTACTAATCCGCGGAATCCGGGAATTAATCCTTTTAGGATATTACGTAAATTATTAGTAGGCATTTGATTTTGTTCGCCCATCATTATTTCCAAATTACCGAGTATCCCACCTTCTCCCCCCGTATCATCTCCGCCGAACAAATTTGGCTTGTTAATAAGAATTGAGCATGATGATGTTGCTTCATTTTCAGTACAAAGCAGTACGATTTTTTTGTCAGCTGTAATTGCAACAATAGAATCAATTGGACCACGACCTAGTCCGCAGAACAAATCCCAATAATATCGATAGCCAACGGTTACCTTTTTTGATGAACTACCGCCCATTTCCCTTTCCCTCTGCAATGTTGACTATATTAATTGCTAGTGCATCGCCAGTTTTTAAAACTACTGTTGAATCAATATAACCGTCTCTAATAAATGCATTTAAATCTAGATTATAACGTTTAAAAAACTCACGTAATCCTCCTGCACAGCCACCACCAGCACGAATATGTTCCATTGTTATTTTCATAATGAATGCTCCAAAATTATTTGCGAATTGCACTATAACGATAGTTACCGTAACCTAAAACAAACCAATCGGCAGTCCAACAATCACCAAAAAACACACATTGAGGGGTACCTTCGTCAGGAACCGGCATATTCCAATCATCTTCAGTGGCTGCAGTAGGCCTATTACTTTTTGGTTGTTTCGCGGTAACACGCGCAATAACATAACTAGCAACAATAACAGCGACAAATTTAGCTACAGCCCACCACATAATAGAATTCCTCCAAATTAAAAAAGCTTGACGATTGTGAACGGTGAAATACCCGGAATATGGGGTTGCCCCCCATAGTTAAGATGATTTCCAAATTTTTCATTACATGTTTTGATGGTTTTATCACAACCAGGGTATAAATTAATTTTCATTCCTTTTTGTAAACCTTGGGTGCCACCAAGGACGCCAATCACGTTATTAACTTGTGATTTCAATCCACGCAGTTCTTGAATACCGTCGATATAAAACTCCATATATCCACTTGAAAAATACCCCGATTGAACATTTTGTAAATTGACAGTAATATTTGCACCATCTAATCCAATAATTTCTATATTGGCCACTTTATAATTATCTTGCAAAATTCGGCAATTGTGGTCATAAAGGGCATATGGGCATGAACGTCCGTAAGTTAACCTCAGGCCATTTCTTTCAAATGAACTTGCTATGCTAGCCGTAATGAGCCTTGCTTTTTCAATTGATTCGCGTTTAACTTCTTGAATTTTGCCGACCCAGATAACTTTAAACTCATTGTCGTTTTCGTGTAACTGATACATTTTGATGACAACAGGCTTTGTTGGTGGTACGCCACGAAATAGTCGCACTACATCATTATTAGATGGCAGAGTAATTTCTAAATTATTACCTGAACCAATGCTTAAACCTGTGTTGCTTATAGCCTCACTGAACCAAATCGCATTATTAAATTCAACATTACGGTCAGCATTTGTATAGCGATAGTATTTTTGTTCATTATGAACAAATTCATATAGTGTTAATGGTTTGCCATTGTTTGTTGAATATTCAAATTGATTCCAATTCATCACGAACCCCTCTAAAACTGCAAGTTATGTTAGCTAGTCCGTCAGCATCTGTTACGTGCTCCCAACTGACAGAGTCCGAATCTAAACGGCACAATGTTAAAAACGAAACTGACAAAATATCTTCAGCATTTGCACTGATTGAATCGTTGAGCAGCAGTCGTTCAACGTCATCAGATATAGCTGCAAGCTTTTCAATCCGACGATATATCGCATCGCCATTACATAAATTGATAACAATATCCTTTCTGCCCGGCATTAACCCGATTTCATTAAATCCAACATTTTCAACATCAATAACTCGACCATCTACGGAAATAACATTAAAGTCGTTTGCTTGACTTGATACCCACACACATTTTTGACAACCACTTAAATAGTAGAACAGTTTACGTAACTCAACTTGTTCACTTCGTTCAGTTACAAACCATCTAAACTCTTGTACAAAAAATGGTAACCGTGCGGTATCTAATCGTGCTGGTATGCTTGAATTATTATCCAATTCAATTAAAAA